GGGGGTCTCCCCCCCCTACTTCTAGCACAGGGATTTAAGGTTATGCCTCAAAGAGTCAGAATGTACAACATCGGTTATGGAGGCGAGTACGCGGGCCTCAAACAAAGTGGCCCCGTAAACGTTACCTACTATACCGGTCAACATTACTGTCTCGACGAGACGCATCCTGGACCTCCTTATAGATCGGGAGGGCCCTTACTGGTGAAGAAAAAGAAAGTCTTCATTCATAGGACCCAATCGTTCTTTGCTTCTGTCTTACCTAGCGGTTACTACAAAGGTTTTATGTGGGTTCCACCCTACATACCGCCTGTGGAGCCAACTCCCCTCGGCCTTTCAGGCTGGGGGGCGAAGGGTTACGCTAGGACTCAACCGTTGCACCCGATATACAATTTGGGTGTATCTATCGGCGAGTTGAAGGACCTCCCAGGGATGGTTACCCAGACCTTGAGAGGTTTTCAGTACCTCAAGTCAGCTACTAAGAGCTTTAAGGCTCTTGGTATGACTGTTGGTGCTCTTCTCTCGAATCCGAAAGAAGCTGCCAAGAAGTTAGGCGATACCTACTTGTACGGCGCATTCGGCTTATGGCCAATGATCCAAGATCTCCTTTTTCTGCTAAATATGAGGGAGAAACTGGATAAGAAGCTTCGCTGGTTGCGCCGCCACAACGGTAAAGCCGTCCGGAGAAAGGTTACTTTGGATAGCGATGACTATTCGGAGAGTATCGCGCGTTCTTACGCGCGGTCCACTTCGATGGCTCCTATTCAGAGTAGTTTCCTTTATCCGGCCGGGCAGTCTACGGTACAAGACTTTTCAGTCATTAAGTCCTACAGTCGTAAGATATGGTTTGCGGCTAAATACCGCTACTATATCCCAGAACTGGCAAAGCCTTTCGGTGGCCAACCAAAGATGTTGGTTGCCGATCTGCTCGGACTTTCTGCCGACCCCGCGATCATCTATAAACTGATGCCGTGGAGTTGGTTGCTGGACTGGTTTGTCTCGGCAGGAGCTGTCATATCGAATGTTTACGCGAGAGCCGTGTACCATGTCGTGGCCGAGTACGCATACGTGATGTGTTCTGAACACTTCGTGTATGAGTCTCCCGTTCAGGTCACTGTGCACACTGGCAATTTCGGAAACCCGGTATGGACACAGCCGGATATGACTCTGGGCGGCGTAAGCCGCACAGAGTATGAGTTCCGGCAGAGGCAGGTCGCGAATCCTTACGGATTCGGTATCACTTTTGCGTCTTTATCGGCGTATCAGTGGTCCATCCTTGTTGCCTTAGGCCTGTCGAGGGGCGGAAAACATTCCGCGCCTCGCTCGTAACATGGTTGCTACGAGAGCGACCCAACAACAAGAAAAGGAACTATCATGTTCGCAGATCCTATCTCTATCTCGACAGGGCAGACTAACACCCTGTCGGGAGGGGCCGCGAAGTCATTGGCTCGTATTCGATCCGATGGATATGCGTCGGAGTATTCGACGTCGGACGGTCTCTACACCGCGAAGATCACCCACACTCGTGGGAGTCGTACGCGGTCTGAGGCTCGCCTTGACTTCTTTACTCCGTACACCGATCCATCGACCGGTCTGACCAAAACTGTGTCGGCAAGCGCTTATGTCGTTCTGAATCGTCCGACGGCTGGTTTTACCAATACCAACCTGACGGACATTCTGACCGGCATTTGCGGCTACATGTCACAGTCGGCCAACATGACGAAATTTCTCGCACTCGAGTCCTGATCTAAATGGTCAAGCTCACTTGTGCGTTCGTCACGTGGACGGACTTCACTGGCTGCCTGCACGATAAAATGCAGGCTGTCTACGATCATGTTAGGCTATGGATTGAAACCCTCCTTTCGTAGGAGAATCAATGAAAAGCCTAGAGATCCTACTTGGACTACTCGATGAAGCACAATTAAAGACCTGTGCTAGTATGTGTCGCGACAAGTCTACAATTTTGTCGCGGTTCGAACATGAAGGTGAATCCTTTCTTGGGATTACCCTCCCTCAATTCTCTGAATGGCTCGAAGAGAGCCTACATCAGGGATTTGTTTCGACCTGGATTTTCTCAAGGTTTCGTAAGAGACCTAAAAGAAAATCAGTCTTACCATGCTTTTTACATGGGTTGACTTGTCGAGTGTTCGATGAGAAGACTGGAGCGATTTTGGCGCACCCAGACTCGCTTGCCGTTGATGTTATACGGCAGATCTGCCTCTGGTATAAAAAAGTCTTTATGGTCTGTGATCCTGAAAGGGATCGCAAATCAAAAGAGGCTTATCGGAGTGTAGACGACAATCTTCGCAGATTGCCAAAGTTCTCAAAGGAGAAGGTTGATAGTCTCAACTTCGTCTGTCGTCGGTTCTTTCCGAAGATAGAAGAAGCGTTTCTATCAGCGATCGATGATGAGTCGATCCTTCCACGGCACGGACCGGGGGCCACCGCTGATAAGGCGTGGGCCAACGAAAAGTACCGTAGTCGCAACTACTTTGAGAGGTGGAACGATATCCTCAGTTGGGAACATCTCTATGGTTTCCAAACCATAGACTCAGCTGAGGGACAAGCGATCAAGCCTCGAGACGAATTACCTGTCAAGGTAGTTTCCGTCCCAAAAACTATGAAGACCTCACGCATTATCTGCGTTGAACCAACCGCTATGCAGTTTGCACAACAGCTTACTGCAGCGCGACTGGTGAAGAGTCTCCGTAGAGCTAACCTCTACCACCACCTTAACTTTGATGATCAGCGACCTAACCAGGTTGCCGCTTACAAAGGTTCGGTTGATGGCACGTTAGCTACGATCGACTTGTCTGAAGCGTCCGACAGAGTCAGCGTAAAGCTGGTTTCTGCCGTTTTCCGACACAGTCCAACCGTCCTACGCCATTTGTTTGGTTGTAGGTCGACTAGAGCTGTGATGCAAGATGGGTCAATTATCCATCTGCGGAAGTACGCTTCAATGGGCTCGGCCCTTACCTTTCCAGTGGAAGCTGTTTGCTTTCTCATGATCTGCATCGCTGCAGTTTGTGATGAGCGAAAGGTTTTCAATCGGATAGGCCGAGTAAAGTCCCTTGAGGCATTCGAAAAAGCCCGAAAGGACATACTGGTCTTTGGGGATGACATCATTGTCCCCTCTGACTGCATCGTTAAAGTGAAGGAGTACCTGATGGCCTTCGGCCTAAAGGTAAACTCAAAGAAGACCTTCTTCCAAGGAGGCTTCAGAGAGTCGTGTGGTATGGACTATTTCAACGGGGTCTTAGTGACTCCCGTTTATTTACGTCAACACCCACCATCCTCACACCGCGACGCCTCTAAGTTCGTTTCATGGGTTCATATGGCCAACCGCTTCGCAAAAGCTGGTTGGTACCATACGGCGCATAAGGTCGCTGACTACATCGATAAGATGTATAAGCTTCCGTGCGTCCGTGAAACGTGCTCAGGACTTGGCTGGCACTTCTACCGTGAGGGGCCCACGCCCATTCTGCGTTGGAATAAGAAAACCAACAGTTCAGAATACGTGGTTAATACCCTCGTTGTAGGCTCCACGAAGCTCAGTGATGAGCTTGTAGGAGAAGATAGACTCCTGTTTTTCCACTTGAACCGTGGCGAAGCAGAAGAATATCTTAGTGACCCAACTAGGTCTCCTAAGAGGAATTCTTTGAAGCTTCGTCGCAGAAAGGTAATACCATGGTAAACTATGGCATGCAGTCTGCGGAAATCTCGTATCCGAAAGTTAATTTGGATATAAGAATTCATGTCGAGATAAGGGATCACTTTGGCAGAATCTATCCTGGCGCGACGGCCGATGAGGTCGTCATTGCTAAGATTGAGGCTGTCAAGGCTTTCGCCGAGGCTCTATACTACGATCACTTCAAGGAAGTGGCAGAGGGTCGACTTGAACACAATATGAGCGCAATTGCGACCATGTTGGATAAAGTCCACCTATCTACCTTCCATGACAACGTCCTCGATCCTGAGGGTCGCTTTGCGGCGGCCATCTGGGACGGTGGAGTTCAAATGAACATGGAATCTTTTAGGGGTGTCGTGGATGATTCTGACCTGATCGACTCACCGGCGATAGTGTACGATGCGAACACTGGGAAACCAGTATCCGCACGTCGCATTCGTCGGCTGAAGATGCAGGACTGAATCAACGGCTTTAGTACGCTTGCGTACTAAATCTGCCTTTTTAAGGCAGAGGGGAGCTGCGTTGGCCACACCCGAGGAATCGGGTTGGGGCTGACGCCATGCGGGAAACCGCAGGGAGCTGTGCAGCTCCCTGCGGTTTCCCGCATGGCGTCAGCCCCAACCCGA